CAGTCAAAGCGTTCATGTACCAAGACCACGAGGCACACATCGCTGTGCACATGGCGCTTGGACAAGACCCAAAGATTGCTCAGCAAATCGGGCAAAACCCGATGGCTCAGCAGATTACGGCGGCGCTGCAAGCTCACATCATGGAGCACGTAGCCTTCCAATACCGCCGCGAAATCGAGAAGCAGCTTGGCGCAGCCTTGCCCCCGCTTCCGCAAGACGACCGAGAAGAGTACGACCTGCCGCCTGAATTCGAGGCACAGTTATCGCAGTTGTCAGCCGCCGCTGCCGCACGAGTTCTTCAGAAGGACAAGGCCGAAGCGCAGATGCAACAGGCTGCTCAGCAGCAACAAGACCCGCTGGTTCAGATGCAGATGATGGATTTGCAGATCAAGCAACTTCAGGCGCAAACGAAAGCGCAGCAGATGCAGATCGAATCCCAAATCCAGCAAGCCGAGATTCAGCGCAAGCAGCAGAAAGACCTTATGGATGCCGCTGCCAAAGCAGACGAATTGGAGCTTCGCAAAGCCGAAATCTCTGGCCGTCAGCAGCTTGAAGCCGCACGGCTTGGCGTGGATATCCAGAAGGACAAGGCCGCTCTGTCTGCCAAACAACAGATGGAAGGAGTGCGCCTAGGACTTGAAATCGGCAAGGCTCGGGACGCCGCAGACATACAGCGTGAAGCTGTACAGCAAAGAACGGAGAAACCGCAGGAGGAATAAATGTCTTATTCAAACGCTCTGGAATACTTGGAATCAAAAATTCAAGAAGAGCGCATGACGATAGTTGCAACCATCACTACAGGAAGTCTGAGTGAGGGTGAATACAAAAGGCTATGTGGGGCGTTACAGGGTCTCGACCTCACTGTTAGCTATATCAAAGACCTTGCAAAAAGGATGGACGAAGAATGAGCAGTATTGACGTAGAGAAGACACAGGAAGAAGCCGCCAAGGCCAAACTCCTGCCAGAACCCCGAGGCTATCGAATTCTGTGTGCGGTTCCGCACGTAGAAGAAGAGTTTGACGGGGGCATCATCAAAGCAGAAGACACCCGCAAAGTTGAAGAGCAGACCACTGTGGTCTTGTTCGTTATCAAGATGGGCGACCTCTGCTATGCAGATAAGGACCGGTTCCCCACTGGTCCGTGGTGTAAGGAAGGCGATTTTGTCCTTACCCGTCCCTACTCGGGCACCCGCGTGGTTATCCACGGTCGAGAGTTCCGCATCATCAACGACGACACGGTAGAAGCGGTGGTCGATGACCCCCGTGGCATCCGTCGCGCATAAGGAGTAATCAATGGCTAACGAAGAATATAAGTTTCCTGACGAAGTAGAGCAGGAAGCCTCGGCTCAGAAAGCCGAAGCAGAACCTGAATTTGAGGTTCAGGTCGAAGACGATACCCCGCCACAAGACCGTGGTCGTGTTCCACTGCCGAAAGAGGTAGTAGACGAACTGGAGAAGGATGACCTTGAGGAGTATTCCGATAAGGTCAAGAAGCGCCTTTCCCAGATGAAAAAGGTGTGGCACGACGAGCGCCGTGAGAAAGAACGTGCGCTGCGTGAGCGCGAGGAAGCGTTCCGGTTTGCCCAGTTGCGGGAACAAGAGGTTCGTCAATTAAAACAACGACTTGGCAATGGCGAGAAGGCCTATTTTCAAGAAGTCACCAAGTCGGCTACTAATGACTTAGCGGTTGCTAAAGAGCGCCTTAAACAGGCTTATGAGTCAGGAGACGCTGAAAAGATAACCGACGCCCAAGAAGTCCTGACGGAAGCTAAGCTTAAAATTAAGCAGTACGAAAACTTTCGTCCCTCTTTACAAGAAGAGGACACAGGTGTACAACAAAATCAACAGTACCAAGTGCCCACGGCACCTCAACCCGCCATCGACCCAAAAGCCGAGGCGTGGAAGGACAAAAATCCGTGGTTTGGCAACGACGAGGAGATGACCGCCCTCGCTTTGGGACTGCATGAAAAATTGGTCCGGTCTGGAGTCGATCCGCGTAGCGACGAATACTACGACCGAGTTAACGCGACGATGAGGAAGCGATTCCCCGATTATTTCGAGGAGGAGCCGACTCAAACGAGAGAAGCTGAAAAGCCAACTCGCACAAAACCAGCCAATGTGGTTGCACCCGTCACGCGGTCGTCCGCGCCACGTCAGATTCGTCTGACGCCGACTCAGGTAACCCTAGCTAAAAAGCTGGGACTGAGTAATGAGCAGTATGCCCGTGAATTGATGAAATTGGAGAGTAACTAAAATGGCTGAAAACAGACTCGCACGTGAACTCGAAAGTCGAGAATCCGCGCAGCGCAACAAAACTTGGACCCCGCCTCAGACGCTACCGGCACCAAACCCGCAGCCGGGCTGGGTCTTTCGATATATCCGGACCAGTATCATGGGTACTGCTGACCCATCGAATACCTCCGCAAAGTTTCGTGAAGGTTGGGAGCCTGTAAAGGCCGAAGACCATCCGGAACTGATGCACCATGCCGATCCGAGTTCCAAATTTAAAGGGAACATTGAGATTGGCGGCCTGTTGTTGTGTAAGGCACCGGAAGAGCTAATGAAGCAGCGTGATGACTATTACGCCCAGCAAGCAAAGGCTCAAATCCAGTCCGTAGACAATAACTTCATGAGGCTGAACGACGAGCGGATGCCGCTGTTCAATGAACGCAAGTCCAGTACGTCGTTCGGTAAAGGTAAATAACTTTTTTTTGGAGTAACAAATGGCTTATCCTACCGTTGACAAGCCTTATGGCTTGAAGCCGATCAATCTGATCGGTGGGCAGGTGTTCGCCGGATCGACTCGTCAGCGTCGTATCGCTTCTGGTGCCTCAAGCATCGGTTACGGTGACCCGCTACAGTTTGCTTCGGACGGCACTGTTGAAGTAACGACCTCGACAACGACGGCCCCTGTCGCTGGCTTTGCTGGCGTGTTCTTGGGCTGTAACTTCGTATCCTCTGTGACGGGTCAGCCGACCTACTCGCAGGCTTGGATTTCGGGTACTGCGGTCAAGGCTGGTACGTACATTGTTGCGTACGTGGTTGACGACCCGGACACCTTGTTCAAGGCTGTTGGTGTGACGGCTTCGCTGGTGGTTTCGACCACGGGCGGTTTCGAGTACACGAGCATTGGTTTGAACGTGGCTCTTGTGGCGAACACCCTGAACACGACGACGAACGACTCGCAACAGGGTCTGTTGGTTGGCTCGGCTGCTACGACTCGTTCGCTGCCGATGCGTATCATCGACGTTGTTGAAGACACGTCGTTCGTGTCGAGCGGTACCGTTTACTACCCTGAAGTTATCGTCAAGTTTAACGCTCCGTACGTAACTTCTGGCGTGGTTGAGGGCGGTCACGCTTACAACAACCCGCTGGGTATTTAATAGGAGTTCTGAAAAATGGCTATTTCACGTGCACAATTACTCAAAGAACTCCTTCCGGGTTTGAACGCCCTGTTTGGTCTTGAGTACAAGTCCTATGGTGAGGAGCACAAGGAGATCTACGATACCGAGACCTCCGAGCGTTCCTTTGAAGAGGAGACCAAGCTTTCTGGTTTCAGTGCGGCCCCGGTAAAGCCGGAAGGCAACGCGATTGCGTATGACAACGCACAGGAAGCGTGGACTGCTCGTTACAACCACGAGACGATTGCTCTCGGCTTCTCCATCACGGAAGAAGCGGTTGAAGACAACCTGTACGATTCGCTGTCCAAGCGATACACCAAGGCGCTCGCCCGAGCGATGGCGTACACGAAGCAGGTCAAGGCGGCTTCTGTCCTGAACAATGGCTTCTCGTCGTCCTACGTTGGTGGCGACGGTGTGGCTCTGTTCAGTGCGAATCACCCGCTTGTTTCTGGTGGCACCAACAGCAACCGTCTGACGGCTTCTGACCTCAACGAGACTTCGCTTGAGGCGGCTGTCATTCAGATCGCTGGCTGGACTGACGAACGTGGGCTGCTGATCGCGGCAAAGCCCAACAAACTCATCGTGCCCCCGGCGCTGATGTTCACTGCCAAGCGTCTCCTCGACACGGAACTCCGTGTTGCGACCGCTGACAACGACATCAACGCCCTCAAGGCGATGGGTTCGATTCCGGGCGGATATACGGTCAACCACTTCCTGACGGACACGAACGCTTGGTTCTTGACGACCGACGTTCCGAACGGCATGAAGCACTTTGTCCGTACGCCGCTTCAGAACTCCATGGACGGGGATTTCGATACCGGGAACGTGCGGTATAAGAGCCGCGAGCGTTACTCGTTCGGATGGTC